GAACACGTATTACAAATTTGCGCCAAATGTATTTTTGGCAAAGTGTGATGAGAAGCACGAAAAAGGTGAAACTATTGAAGTTACCACCAAGTATGGAAAAGAAAATGAATGTATTGTTTTCAACCTCATTTACGAACGTGATGGATTCTATTACTACTCAATCGTACGGGCTGATGGCTTTAATGTGCAAGAGTGGGCCAAACAAAGAGCTGAACGTCGTCATGAATGGGCTACATCTGCTGTACAGAAAAGCTGTGAATATTACAACAAGTCCAATAAAGATAAGGATTTTCTTTCTCTAGGTGAGCCTATCAAAGTGGGACATCATAGCGAGAAGCGACACAGAAAAGCGATAGATGATGCGTGGAACAATATGGGTAAAAGTGTTCAGTTTGACGAAAAAGCAGCCGAGCACGAAAGGATAGCTAAATATTGGGAACAACGTGCAAATACAATCAATTTATCCATGCCGGAAAGTATAGATTTCTACGAACATAAGTTGGAACAAGCAAAAGAATATCACGAAGGATTGAAGTCCGGTAAGTACCGACGCGAGCATACATACGCTATGGCTTATGCCAATAAAGCAGTAAAAGAGGCTAAAAAAAATTATGACCTTGCAGTAAAGCTGTGGGGCGATGTTTACTAATCTGTAGTATCTCAAATAATTTACTATGAGAGAATTATCAAAAGAAACCTCATTACAAAGGGTAATGAGGGCTTCAGGTCGTGTACCTGTACAATGCTCATGCAGTGTTTGTAAACAACAATGTCATACGCCATGTTTAGGTACTCCTGATGATATTGAACGAATTATTGATGCAGGTTATGCCGACAGGTTAGCGCTGACGAACTGGGCTGCTGGTATATTCTTAGGGGTTATTAATATTGCTATTCCGATGATTCAGCCCGTTGCTAGTAAGGAGTATTGTGCTTTTTTCGAGAATGGACTGTGTATCTTACATGATAAGGGTTTGAAGCCCACTGAAGGACGTTTGTCTCATCACACTGTCAGGAAGGATAACTTCAATCCTGCTATGAGTATTGCTTGGAACGTTGCAAAAGAATGGCTGATGCCGGAGAATGAGGATGTACTTTCTCGTGTAGTAAATAAATTCTTGAATGCTAGGAAGCCATGAATGTGTGTCAATCAATACCTCGTAGAGATTGCAAGGTGTTTGCTAAATGTGGAGCAAAATCCTTATCACATTGCCGGCGGCACCGCGAAACTGATGAGAAGTGTAAAAGTTGTACTCTAATTCGTCGTAAGCCGCGTAATCGGATTATAGATGATTCAGGACGTGAAATGAAAAGATGTACCCATTGCGGAAATTACTTCTACTTGAACCGGTTCTACAATCGTATAGTGGTGAGAAAAGGTAAGGAATATCATTTGTTGACTTCCTGGTGTCGTATGTGTATGTCACAGATTAATAATCAGAGGGCAAAGAAGAAAAAGTGACTTGTCTATTAAATTTTTTGTATGAAATATTATGCTTCAGTCAGCTTTGGAAAGGATTCCTTGGCAATGCTTTTCATGCTAATAGATAAAGGATATCAGTTGGATGAAGTCGTTTTCTATGATACAGGTATGGAATTTCAGGCAATCTATAACACTCGTGATGCTGTTCTTCCAATTCTTAAAAAACTTGGCATTAAATATACAGAACTGCATCCGGAGCAACCTTTTCTTTGGACAATGTTTGAAAGGCCGGTTAAGAAAAGAGGGACCAATATTATCCATAAAAAAGGATATAGTTGGTGCGGGGGAACATGCCGGTGGGGAACGAGTGAAAAACTTCGTGCGTTGAAAGCTCACACAAAAGACGGAATTGATTATGTCGGTATTGCTGCCGATGAGACCCATCGCTTTGAAAAGGAAAAACGACCAAATCGGGTTTTACCACTTCGTGATTGGGGCATTACTGAAGCAGATGCACTCCAGTATTGTTACACAAAAGGCTTTGTTTGGCATGAGGATGGAGTAAGTCTATATGAGCTACTTGATCGTGTGAGTTGCTGGTGTTGTGGAAATAAGAACTTGAAGGAGTTGAAGAATATGTATTTGTACCTTCCATGGTATTGGAAAAAGCTGAAAGAACTTCAGTTAAATACCGATAGGCCCTATCGGCGTAATAGTGGAGAAACCATTTTTGATTTAGAGGAAAGATTTAAACGTGAAATGCAATAGAAAGAGTTATTATGATTCCCTTATGTATAAATGGAAAAGATTATTATGATCGAGAAGAAGCACTTGCTGCCTGGTTCGAGGAATGGTTAATGAAACAAGACTTTGAGCAAGATCTTATTGATCGAGAGCTGGAGCTTGAATATCGAAAGACTCATCTTGATTGGAACACTCCTTATGTGATGTATGGTGTTCGTAAAAAACATAAGTGTATCCAAAAGAATGAAATTGCCGTGTTTTATGACTTGTTACCGAGACAAAAGCGTGCTCGTACTGCTGAAACACATTGGTATAAAGTATTGTACAAGAGAAAGGCCACTCCTGAAGAAGTTGAGTCACTCAAGGCTGGGGAATATACCCGTAGATATTTGGTGTATTCCCTGTTTATTGAGAAGAAAATGACTCTTGACAAGGCTTTATCTCTTATAGTTGCCGATGATAAATTATTAGGAATTGCTGATAATACCATCTCTGAAATTGTAACAGCCTTTGAGACTTTCTTTAACCGTAAATTTAGAATTTATAAACCCGAGTTTACAACTCAACTTAATTTATTTACAGATTAATATGAAAACAACAATTATTTCATGTGTGATTTTGTTTGTGTTCCTGCTATATGTAGGACACTTTTCTATAACAATCAAGCCGTTCACAGTCCAACTTCCATACTGGCATCGTTCGCTCGGACTGTTTTAGTTGATCCTCTCTTTTATAGTGTATAATGCCGGTGAACATGCAAAAGGCTATCTTGATGGTTTAAAAGAGGGTGAGAGGATAATATTTGATTTGTTGAAGAAAAAGACCGAGTAAAATGGCGTTAAAATGGCGAAGATTCTGTTTGCTAAACTTGTCAATAACGATTACCTTTATAGATGTAAAGCATTAAAAGTCAATCAATATGAAGAGGAATGAAAAAATAGAAAAATTAGAAAGACTAGGTATTTTCAATCAATGGAAATATAATACAGAAAGAGCAAATGAGACATTTAATATTGAGTGTCCTGACTTCTCAATGACAAATGAAGAACGGATGAACAATTTGTTAGATGTTGATTGCTGCTTTCATCGGTTTCTAGCTATTTCATTCCCTTTTAATGGTACTCCTGAAGGCGTTGCTTTTTGGGAGAATATTGCAAAAAAATAATCGAACTTAATTGAATTGAAATTATGAGTAAAAAAGATTTAATAGAGCAGAACATCACAAGAGTTCAAGAATATGTGAGGGAACTGATTGAAGATGCAAAGTGGAATAATGGTGTTTCGGAAACTCTTGAATCTACTTCAATAATTGTAGGTAATAGTGATGATATCTATGATTTTGCAATTTTATTTGCTTCTAATAGTGAATGTGTTTATTGTGAATTCATAGATAGTAAAATAGAGTACATTGATTGTGAATTAGATTGTGAAATATGCCAATTTGAAGGAAGAATAATTTTTCAATATATAAACGGAAAATTTCATAATCCTGCTAGTCAAATTATCGAACTATCAAAGTTGCTGATGAAAGGCGAATTAAGAGACACAAAAAGTATCTTTTGTTCTATGGTACTTCGATTAATGGATACTGAAGAATACAGTAACAATTATTGTAAATCTTTGGATTTAGTTCTGAGGCTGTTTCCTGAAATAGATGGAGAATTATTAGAAAAGGAATTGGATAGATATATTTAAGCATTACAAGGATGAGTAAAATGAATTTAAATGAATTAAGAGACAAAGCATATAAAACAGCTTGTGAACATGGGGTTCACGATCAAGAGCTAAGTAACAATCATTTTCTTTGCCTTGTGATTTCTGAACTGATGGAAGCTGTGGAAGCAGATAGAAAAGGAAGGCGTGCTAATGTTGATCGGTATAATAAGAAGATTGCTAACAGCCGCATTTGTCAAGGATTGGATTCTGACATTCCCAAAGAGCGCGGTTACGAAGTTGCATATAACGAAACCATTAAAGGTTCAATCGAAGAAGAATTAGCTGATGCTGTTATCCGCTTGCTTGATCTTGCAGGACTTCGAGGAATAAGCCTTGAACTTGCCAACGGAGATATTGATGACTGTATTGAAGATATGGCAGAAGCCTGTAAAGGCGAAAGTTTTACCGAATCAATCTATTCCATCTCTACACTTCCCGTTAGATATGACGGAATATTTGATTTTTCTACAGCCGTGAATGATATGATACTATCTATTTTCGGGCTTGCCAAGCACTTAGATGTAGACCTGTTTTGGCACATCGAGCAGAAAATGAAGTATAACGAACTCCGTGAAAAGATGCACGGGAAGAAGTATTAACTCTCATAACAAAAAAATGGATGATAAACGAAAACAAATATTGGTAGATTACATATCCTACCTGTATACGACGGGTAGGAGCTATGATAGCATCGGGAAATACATCAAATATGTGACTGATTTTCTTGAAAATTCCGAAGAAATCAATCGTCGTGGTTATTATAAATATAAACATAAAAATGCTGATGCTATGGTGCGCCATTCGTTTATGTGTGAGGCTGTTTGTGATTTATTGTCTTATCTTAAAATCGGATATGGCCGACGGGAAAAGGCTGTAAAACCTTTGGAGAAACTTGAGGTTATTTCAGAGAAGAATAAGAAACTGCTTAATGATTTTATAATATGGTTGACTGATAACAATGATTATTCCTCTCACACAATTGATGTCTATTATACCTCGTTGAGAAAATATTTTGAATACGCCAATGAACTAAATATGGATAATTGCAGACGATTTATAAAAAGCCTTGAAGAGGAAAAACTTTCTCCAGCTACCATTCGATTACGTATTACAGCCATTGAGAAGTTCTCCAAATGGGTGAAGAAACCTATTGAACTGAAACGACCTAGAATGAAACGCAAGTTGGATGTAAACAATGTACCGACAGAAGAGGAATATAATAGGTTACTGGAGTATCTGAAAACAAAACTCAACAAGGATTACTATTTCTTCATTAAGGTATTGGGTACTACAGGAGCTCGGCTCTCGGAGTTTCAGCAATTCACGTGGGAGGATATAGCGGCCGGCGAAGTTGTTTTGAAAGGGAAAGGGAACAAGTATCGGCGTTTCTTTTTCCAAAAGCAATTGCAGAGGGAAGTGAAGGACTATATAAAGGAGACAGGCAAGTCCGGTACTCTTGCTGTTGGGAGATTCGGGCCGTTGACTCAAAGAGGTCTTTCACAGCATCTGAAAGTATGGGGTAAACATTGTGGTATCGATTCGAAAAAAATGCACGCTCACGCCTTCCGGCACTTCTTTGCTAAAATGTTCCTGAAGAAAACCAAAGATGTAATTCAATTAGCAGACCTTCTTGGTCATGGTAGTGTAGATACAACAAGAATTTATTTACAAAAAAGTTATGATGAACAACAAAGAGACTTTAATAAAAACGTTACGTGGTAGTGTAGCCCAGCTCAATGAATTGTCGGATATGACTGAAGGCATAGATGTTTATGACGCTGCCGGATATGTTGATACTGAATTTCTTATGGAAGCGCTTTCCTGTGTTAATACTTTTATGGATGCGAGTAATATGGTTATTACGAAAATATCCTCACTGTTAGCGCCGGACGCTCCGGTTGATGAAAGGAAGAACCAGGCTGATGAAGGTAAGAAATGGAATGTGGAAGAGATACTGAAGCATTGTACTCTTGAGGATAGTGTTCTTAGACTTCCGAAAGTACAATTCAATAAGAAATCCTATGCTGAAGCAAAGAAATGGATAGAAGAAGCTGGCGGCTCATGGCAGGGAGGTAAGATACAGGGATTCACATTTCCTTTTAATCCGGAACGTGTGTTCTCCATCTTGAAAGAAGGTAAGCGATGCGATTTGCAAAAAGATTTTCAGTTCTTTGAAACACCTGCTGATATTGCAGACTGGCTGGTAATGCTTGCCGGTGGAATTCACGAAACAGATACCGTACTTGAACCAAGTGCCGGACGTGGTGCTCTGATAAAAGCGATTCACCGGTCGTGCCCGTCAGTAACAGTTGAATGCTATGAACTGATGCCGGAAAACAGGGAGTTTCTTCATACACTTGATAACGTAATATTGCTTGATGAAGATTTTACGAAAGACAGTGTAGGACATTACACTAAAATTATTGCTAATCCTCCGTTTTCCGGTAATCAGGATATTGACCATGTAAGACTTATGTATGAACGCTTGGAAGAAGGTGGAATTCTTGCAGCTATTACCAGTCAGCATTGGAAATTCGCGTCTGAAAAGAAATGTGTTGACTTCCGGGAATGGTTGGAAGAAGTTCATGGAGAAGTTTTTGAAATCGGAGCCGGTGAATTCAAGGAAAGTGGAACAACTGTTAGTACTATGGCAGTTGTAATAAAAAAGTAATTCAAAACAAGAACAGATATGAATTTTAAATCATTGGTAGCTCAATTAGCAAATCGCATCAATCAGCCGCATGTGATTGAAATATATATGCGTAAAGTTTTTGCATCTGGTGTTGAGTGGCAGAAAAAGCAATCTCCATGGATAAGAGTAGAAGAACGATTACCAGATGAAGAGCAGCGTGTTTTAGTCGGATTTTTATATTACTATAAATACGATGATAGAGAAGCTGAATCACGTAAGCATATAGATGTATTCACGTATGAAAATGGTATATGGACTACTGATAGTGATATATCATATTTAGGAAAAAGTGTCGAAAAGGATGATATTAAGGTTATATGTTGGATGCCTATTCTGTCTTTCGATGAAATATTGGAAGCCAACAGAGATGTACTAGAACGGATTAAAAAGAAAGGAGACTGATGATGACAGCAAAAGAATTAAGTAAGTTAATCACTACTGGCAGAAAACTGAAAAAGTTTATTAAAGAAACTCTCCCTAAAATCAGAGAAGAGTTTCAAAGCCATAGCAATAGTGGAATAGATAAGCATACAGATGGATTTGGCAGAAGGGAGAGTATTCAGAGTATGAATATAAGTAATCTTTGTTATTCTTCTTTTTCTGGCAGTTATGGAAGTGGAGACACATATTCGGATATAGCAAATATGGATACTGATTTGATGCAGGAATACTTTATCAAATATCTGAATAGGCATAAGGATGAAATAATGGAGGGAGTAGCAGATTTAATGATAAATGATGCAAAATCAGGTCAAGAAGATGCTATTAAGGAAATAGACGAGTATAAAAAATCACTGCTAAAACTATTGGAGGAATAAAGAATAGAAATGAAAGCAATAACAATAAAACAACCGTGGGCTTCTTTGATAGTCCACGGTATTAAAAACATTGAGAACCGTACTTGGTCGTGTCCTAAGAAATACTTAGGACAGAGGGTACTGATTCATTCAAGCGGTAAACCTTTGAATTACGATAATTTCTATGATTCAATACTTACCAATGAGCAGTTATTGGCATTACCGGAAAACAAAGAGTGGAAAGATTTTAGTTTTTGTACAGGCTCCATTATCGGTAGCATTGAGATAGTGGATTGTGTACAGAATCATTCTTCCATCTGGGCTGAAAAAGAAGTTTATAACTGGGTATTAGCTAATCCAATACTTTTTGAAAGTCCTATTGAGAATGTAAAAGGTAGACTTTCTTTTTGGGATTATCTTGGTATCAAATAAGTAGAAATTGAACGTTCTGAATGCGGAAGTATAGAGAAAACTGTTGAATAATACAACCACTCTTTTCCCTATATTCTTGTACAGTTACAATAAATATAATAATTGGGTATATAATCATTTGTTTGTAGAATCAGCTATAAATTCATGAAAAAGAGAGTTAATAGTCTGAATTACGATTTCTTTTTCTGTATCATATCCAGATATAGGAAGTTCGAGGGCAATAATGTTATTGAATATATCAAATTTCTTTGTGCGCCCGTAAAGGTTGCATCGTAAATATCTCTTTGGCAAGAGATTAGGAAAGTGTTCTTTGAAAATGACCTATCATCAGCCGACTT